ACTTAGTATTAATCCCTTCGGGGGCTCGACATTTTCCGAAAGAAATACTGGATCATTCTCTGTTCTATTTTCAATAGCTGGAACAATACCTTTTTTAATGTCATCCAATAGTAACAAGGTTTCTAGTAAACCGCTAGCACCTAATGTATGACCTATTTTTTGTTTATATGATGTTGCTACAAAGTTTGTTAAATTATTTGTTAATGCTTGTCTTTCAGCCATATTATTAGATATAGTCCCTGTGCCATGCGTCTTAACAATCCCAATTTCGTTTTGATAAATCTTCGCCAAGTGCATAGCACCATGTATCGCTTTGACATAACCTTCTCCATCATCTCGTTGTCCAATAGCGTTTGTAGACGCTTCTGAGGAAGTATAAGCACCTAATAACATAGCCTTAGGGTCAGATCCCTGTCTTTCTAAAACTCTTTCAGATTCAAATACAGCTAATGCGGCACCTTGGCCTACATAAAATCCACCGTTTTTACTGTCAAAAGCTGATGGTTTAATGCCTGTTTCTTCATCTTTTAATGTTAACGAAGCTTTAGCATCGCCAAAAAAGTCTAAGACTGAATTAGCTAGGCCATCTTCTGCGGTCAACACAATAACTCTATCAAAATCATAGAATTTAATAAGCGTCTGTACGTCCATCATAGCTTTTAAACTAGATGCACAAGCACTAGAGTCTGTAACTATATGATCTATATTTCCAAATAACTGAGCTGTTCTTCCTGCGTATACATGGGTTAAGCTTAATGGCCTAATCTTGTATGTATAATCAATTTTATTGCTTTTAATTGCCTGCTTAGCGCCAGCAAAACTTGTAGTGCCTGTAGCAAATATAAACGCTGTTTTATTTACCGGGTTTTGTTTAATGTGCTTAATGATTGCAGGATCGATTGTTTTATCTATAACCCTGTGAACAGCACTAAATAAACCTGTATTTACTTTATCAATTGTTTCAGGAAACCAATGCACCTTTTGAGGAAACAATAAATCTTCAAATGCTTCTGTATAATTTGTGGACGTTGTGCTGTAATGTGTTAAGTATATGTTCATTTAATATAGCTTAATGCTTCTTCTATAGTCTCTGGTTCGCGCGTCTTATTCTTCATTAACTCGTCATGTAAATCTTGAATAGTGACAGGGTAAAATTCTTTTCCAGCCGCTTCTGGTATGCCATAGATTTCACATAAATAAATCATGACAATTAACCAATCTAAGCTGTCTATACCACATTCTTTTAATGGATCATTTAATGTCTTAACGCCATTAAAATCTGGAACTAATGGCTTTGCTACTCTTACGACATGATTCACTAATTCTATAAAATTTATCATTGTGCCTTTTGATTAACTGCACCTACAATTGCTTCCGCCCAGTCTTGCCAATTATCATAAATATATGGCCCTGGTATACCTTCGTTTGTAAATATATCAATAGCCTTTAATCCTGCTGCCCATGTTTGCCAATCTTGCTCTCCAGATGGAATAGCTAGTTGCTGCCCTCCATATGCTTCTACCATTAAACTTGCCCATGAATCGAATGTATGACCGCGAGGATCGTAAACAATTGCTAAGGCCATTAATACGGTCTCACATCGCCAACATCTGCACTCAATACTAAATAACCCAATTGATAGTCACCATTAATTACATTGCTTTCAAATTTTAAACGTAACTCTCTTCGTTGTTCACGCATATCAATTTTACCTGTATTTTGATCAAATACATAAGGTCCAGTTGTATAGTCATTAGATTGTGCAAATGGGCGTCCAGTTACATAAAGAGACATTTCGCCATTTTGTACAAAATCAGGCTCTACCCGTTCTAATCTTAACCAGTAATTATCTCCAGCTAAGGCTTGTTGTGCGGGGCCACCTGTATTCCATCCAAGATTTGATGTTTCAAAATAGCTTTGAATAGCGATTGCAGTACTACCTCTAATATAATCAACACCAATTTCATGCTGGAATAAAGACACATAATTAACTGTGGTACTTACAAGTAATTGAAAGCCAGAACCACCAGCAAAATCAGATAATGTTGGAGCTTCTAGTAATTGTCCATTCTGATAATTAACGCCTTTAGATGTAATTTGTACTTCTGTTACTACACCGCCCGCAACAGTAATGGTTGCATAAGCAGATTGTTCAGCATTATCATTAACTAAAACTTGAAAAGGATAAACCCCATCATCGTATCCAGATCCTGGATCATAAATTTCAAATGTATTAATACCGCCTGTAGCATTAATTTGCCAATCAGCATTAATTGGATAATGGAATACTTGTGAGAAATAACCTGCAGATCTTCTTGCGCCTAAAGCCTCACCTGCGTCATACCAGCAATTTTCACGAATATTGTAAATGATTGCATCAGTACATTCTGTTGCATCACCCTTAGGATAGAACCACCAAACTTCACCATAACGAGGAACTTTAGTTGCATATACTTTTTGACGTTGTGCATAGTTAAGATTATCAAAGAAATAATTTTGATTCATGTTATTTGGTATTTCTTTAACAACACCGTTATATAGCATAAATCTATCAACACCAATCCAATAATAAATACCATCATATTCAATAACACATGATGATGACATAATGGATGATTGTGCTGAGATGTTATCGTAACGCCAATAGAAAGTAGATGCTGTGCCACCTGTAGTGACTGTTGTTGGTGTATATGAAACGCGAACTAATGAATCAAGAGTCCAAAATAAACCTGATGGAGCATTAGATCCACCTCGCACTGGTAAACCTTTTACTACTTTTGTAGCTGCTACGTTTGTTTCGTTTGCATCAGCGGATACCCAGTCATTAACATTACCTGCTGCGCAGTTTTTAATAAGGCCATTATTTCCATACACAAATGTATATGGGTGTAATACGACTACACCACCTGATACAGAAATTTGATTGTCAAAAGTAAATGTATTACTTGATGTTGTTCCTGTAGCGTCTTGTGATAACACTACTGTATTTCCACCTGTAATAGATACTACATAAGTATCTGCTGGAATATCTCCAGCTGAATCTGTTACTAATTGACCCGCTCCTACTAAAAGGTTAGTTGCATCTAAGGTAATAGTGTCTGTAGAATTAGTTGCGCCTGCGGCTGTAAATACACCAATAGGGCTTGCGGTTGTTCCTGTAATATCTCCACCTAATACCGGGGTATTAGTAGTGCTGTCAATATCAGATAAATTTTGTCCTGGATGTGCTAATAGTGTTTGATACCCTGTACCATTAGAATCAAATTCTGAATCAAATTGCCAAATATTATTTTGGCTAGGCGTAAATCCTGTAAGTGTAAAGTCTAATAATCCTGCACCTATGCCAAGATTGTTAATAGCTAAAACTTGTAAGCCATCACTAAAACCATTGAATACATTGTTAAAGCCGTTGTTAGGATCTAAGTATATGCCTCTTGAAGGCCCTGAAAGATTATTTACAATCTCTCTATAACCTAATATTTTTCTAGGGCGGCCACGTTGAAAACGAACCCATCGTCCATCATCATAATAGTTCTTATCAAGAATGGTACCATCTCGCTGTATGCCAGGCTGTGTATCAAGACCAAATACTTTTTTTGTCAATTGAAATCTCCACCTGAAATTCCACCTTCAAAGTTACCCGTTCCTGTGCCGTTAACATCTACATATGCAGTAATAATAGAAGCACCAATATCAAGCCTTTCAGTACCTAATACACTAATACCAAGATGGCCTGTGCCTGGTCTATAAAGACCCGTTGTAAATTCATTGATAAAACTTAAAGATGGGGATCCTTCTGATCCATCTACAAGCTGTGTAGTTGATCCACCGGCTTGAACAGTATTTGCATTATAGAAATTAACGCCATCGGAAATAACAGATGCTTGTTGTCCTGATGGAATTTGAACGGTAGCGCCTCCACTAACACCTGTGGTAATAACTAATGTATAGCCATTGTCTGTTGTTTGATTTGAAATAACATATAAAGCTACAACTGGAGGATAGTAAACAACAACATTATCTATAAGGTTGCCTACATATTCCTGAATAACTGATGTAGCTTCTGAAGTTGTTAAGAAAACATCACCACCAGTTACCGGTTTAATAAGTGCTGTGAAAAAGAAATTAGAGCTTGATCCGTAACCTACAGTAACAAAGTTTGTGCCATCACAAATCAAGAATGCATCTTCATCTGGTTGGAATGTTTTAGAGACTGCGTTATTTAAAAGATCAGGGCCTTGTGTAAAAACAGTTAAGGTACCGCTGCCATTATTTTTAAATAATGTAAACCAGTTATTGCCTACATCTGCAGCTAATGGAAGGTAAGCATTTCCAGCTCCACCTACCCAAATTTTTGTTTGTGCGCGGTCTGCAGCAGTAAATGTATATTCATTAGGAATTGTTTGTGCTGGATGGCTTTGATTAAGTGTTTGAGATATTGCAAGTAAACCTAATCCTGCAAGTTCTGCAGCTGTGCCTCCGGATGTGCCTGCACCAAAATCAATAACTCCCCAAATGCCTGCAGTTGATCCATTGTTGGTGACATAGATATAAACAGATTTTCCATCTGCTACAGATACAATAGTTCCACCATCAAAATCTAATACATCAAAAGGGTCGTTACCAATATTTCTAATTAAAGCATCCTGGCCTACGGATATTTGATTAGCCGGCGGCATAGATAATGCACCAGCGCCAGAAGTAATATCCATAATACGAGCAGCAGGATATTGTGTAGGTGTAGTGTTAGACGGCCATTCAAGCTGTAGGTTTGTTGTAAGTATATAGGCTGCGTAACTTACATCCGTTGGGATAATTACGTCACCTGTAAATGGACTGGTATATGATGACATTATGTATCCAATACTGTAGCTTGACGGTCACCAATACGTTGTATGTCTTCAGCTTTAAGCGTTTGCATAATAGAACTATATTGAGCTTGCCACATAGGAGTACGCTCATCGTTTTTAAGGAAAGGCATAGCTTGTAGTAATGAACCATATAACAATGCTTGAGGTGCGTATTGAGTAAACCAGTTTGTTTGGTTGGTTGAATCTAAGGGCTGTACACGTTCGTAATACAATACTTCAAATGCAAAATTATCTGATGGTGTTGGAGCGACTAACCAATTATCATAGTTATAATCGCAATAGAATTTAGGTACATCTGTTTGAGTTTGATCAGGCCAGTATTCTCTTAAGTATTCATACTTACGAAGTAATACAGGTTTTTTTGAACCATCTATTGTTACATTCATAGAAACTGTTTTATGCCAGCGAGCTGGTTTAGCAATCACTGGATTATTTAAAACCATATTGCTTTCAACAACAGTTAAGTTACCAAGGAATTTGATTTCTGATGCAATCACTTGCTCAGCTAACATAATAAAAAGAGGTATCTTCTCTATTGTGGCTGCGTCAGTACGTTCTAAATATGATTGTATGTTTTCGAAAAGACTGTCATAAGTCATTACAGCTGCAGTTGTCATTCTATTCCCTTTAAAAATAAAGCGCGTTCGTCATTACGACGCGTCACTAGGCCTTTAAATACCTTGCCACCCGCTTTTGTATACTTAAGAAACTCGTCAGCGGCGCCTTGAATATCACCGCGCAAAACCTTCTGACGGAGGGTCGAAGACTGTAGTCTCCCAGCACCACAATTAAAAGCAAAGCTACACAAACTATCGAATTGACCTTGTGTAAGAGGTACAGGACATAATCGTGCGACACTCTTTTCAAACCTCACTAAATCTTGTCTTAATAAACTATCTATTTCCCCGATTGTAAACGATCTATTCCACTCTGTGGGAAGTGTTTTCCCGTTGCCAATCAAGTGTCCTACACCTACAGTATAAAGCCCAATGCAGTCTTTATAAGGGCGTAATCTTACTCCTTCGTGGTGCTTGATCATTCTCAAGCCTTCGTTTGAAACCTTCATTTACCATGCTTTTCCCATTGACGGGATCCAAAATAAAAGCCAATTATGCTGGCCACAATTGCCATCTCCTGGTCTGAGAATACTTCATTCATAGCCAAACCAAAGTCAACGCCTGTCCAAATTGCCCAAAACAAACCTGCCACATCTGTAAATACTAATAAGCCTACAAATGTAAAAGCTACATAAGGACGTACTCTTGCATTTAAGTCTACAACGCCTTGTGATGCTTTTTCTAATAGAGACTTGTCATGATCATATAGAGCAGTTCTTTCTTGTGCATAAGTTTCGGCATCTACTTCTTGAAGCTTAATTTCTTCTACGCGCTCTTGAGATTGGAAACCTTTTTCGGCCATAGCAAGTGTTTGTGCATTTTGAAGTGCAGCCATTTGGCGCTCATGAGCTTGATCCCCTTTATTTTGAAAGAAGGAAAGTAGGTTTGGTAAACCTGATGAAAATATACCTAATAAACCTGAGAGTATAGATAGCATTATTTAAATCCTTTTGATTTTTCATGTTCTTCTAAAATTCTAATACGCACATTAAGTTCACCCATTTGAGCTCTTAGTTCTTCTTTCAATCTAGCTCTTGCTTCTGCTGAGATTGGGCTATCAGTAGGTACACCTTGTTCTGTAATAAGGTTAGGCATTTTAGATTTAATGCTAATTAAGTCAGCCTGAATAGCAGACATTGAAGTAAGTAACCAAGCAATAGCCGAGACTATCACTGGAAACAACATGCTAGTTATTTTTTCCATATTCATTTGAGTACAATGCTAAGTAACAATAATAATATGGCGCCTGCTGTTGCTAGAAGAATACTCTCTAGGCGTTTTAAGCGTGCGTTAATAGCTTCATAGCGAAAAGCACAAACTTCTTCGTGTGTGCTTAGTCTATGTTCTACGTCATCAATCTTTGGTGACATCATTTTCTTCTTCCTGCGTTCCAGTTAAATAAAGGAATAACTTTGCCTTGTTCAGCCATTATTCCGCCTTAGTTTTTTCTTCCTTAGGCTCTTCAGCTTTTGGAAGTTGAGGTTGTGCTTGTTGTTGAATTTTTAAGATTACATTCCAAGCACCAGTTTTTGATGGTAATTCGCCTAAACCCGCTAAGATTAAATTTGCTTCTTCAATAGATAATTCTAAGTTAATTGTCGTCATTATTTTTCCTTAAATTTTTATTACAGCGCTGCTGCTTCAACCCAAGATGTTGTTGCTTCATCCCATGTATAACGTTTGTCATCTGTAGGCATTGCTACAGGAGCTTCCCAAGTCCAATTAGGTGCTGAGATTTTCCAGCTAGGAAATGGTTGAGGCGCATAGAAAACGTCGTTAGTACGATCATAAGTATAACCAATACCAGCGTAGTTACCACGTAATGGTGTACCACCTTGTGTATGTTTACCACCTTGTGTGTTGTATGATGTTTGAATCCATTCACCTGGTGTAGAATCTACATAGGTATCAAAGAATTCTTTTTCAGCAACGATGACTTGCGTTACCTTACCGTCTGTTACTTTTGCAAAATGTGACATATTGTCTCCTTTAAAATTAAGCTGTATATGTTCCAGACCCAGCAGTAGTCCATTTAATAATAGTATTACTTCCCGATGTTGTCACTGTTGGTGAACCAGTTGTAGTTCCAGAGTAACTAGCTGTGGGAACAGAAAGAATAACAACACCTGATCCACCATTAGCTCCAATAGCAGTTGTAATTCCATTAGCTCCACTATATCCCCCGCCGCCACCACCTGTATTAGCTATTCCTGCAATTCCAATATTATTGTAACTTGCTCCTCCAGCACCACCCCCACCATAAGGTGAGTTACCTACAGTAGCAGGATTTGATCCACCAGTACCTCCAGCATTAGGAGCAGGGGATCCAGAACCTCCACCACCTCCACCACTAGCATATGTTACTGAAGTTCCAGTTATAGATGACGCTGTCCCAGCTCCGCCATTAGCACCAGTAAAACCTGTAGCAGTAGCACCAACAGCACTAGAACCTCCACCACCTCCACCAGATTGTTGAGGAGAACCCCCCATTCCTCCAGCATTTCCTTGCCCTGGTGTTCCAGATCCACCTGGACCTCCATTATATTTACCGCCACCTCCAGATCCTCCAGATCCACCAACTGCAGCAGGGCTATCTCCATTAACTCCGCTTCCACCACCACTTGATGTTATAGTAGAAATAAGTCCTCCACTAAATACTGAATTACTTCCTGCTGCACCATAGCCAGATCCTGATGTTCCTGCTGCACCAGCACCTACAGTAGCCGTATAAACAGTTCCTATTGATAACGTAGCTGTACCTGTTAAGTATCCACCAGCACCGCCACCGCCTGCACCATCAGAATAAGTAGCTCCTCCTGTTTTTCCACCCCCAGCTCCTCCTCCTGCTACAACAAGATAAGAAGATGTATATGATCCTACAGAATTTTGTAAAAAAACCCAAGAAGTACCATTATAATATTCAAAAGCAGTTATTGAAGAATTGTATCCACTATAACCAGCAGTGGGTGTTGTAGGTCTATTAGCTGTTGTCCATGATGGAGTATTAGTCCAGCCAGTACCATTATATTGTTCAAAAGAGTTTAATGAAGTGTTGTAACCTACTTGACCTGTAGTAGGGGTTGCTGGGCGACCAGCCGTAGTCCAGGTAGCTTCCACTATCCCTGTAGTTCCATTGATTACGATTGTCATTATGCTGATCTCCTAATTTTGTTTTTCTTGTTTAGTTTTGCTTGTTCCATGAACTCTATAAATTCTTTAATGGTTTGGTGACGAATATATTCATCTCGTATTTCTTGTGATGACGGTGCTGGTTCTGTGTTAGATTCGTCCCACGATACGATTTCAAAAGTACCTCCAGAGGCTGATAAGCCGTAAAGTGCACCTGGTCTTAATGACTTCATCACAATGTCAATACCAAATTGAAAACCTTGTTCGTTACTAAATTCTTTTATAAGTTCTTCTATAGTCATCTTAGCCATATTATATCCTATGCTGTGTAAGTTCCACTACCTGCGGTAGTAAATGTAATTATAGTGTTTGAGCCTGATGTAGTTATTGTAGGGCTTCCTGTGGTTGTACCTGAGTATGAAGCTGTAGGTACGCTTAATATAACTACACCGCTACCACCTGAACCGCTTGTAGTACTTGTTGTATTCGCACCGCCACCGCCTCCACCTTTATTTGTTTGTCCTGCTGTTGCAGCAACTGTATATGCACCATTTCCGCCAACGCCAGAACCGCCACTACCCATTGTGGCTCCAGCTCCTGCCGCACCGCCACCACCTCCAGCGTAAGTTACAGATGAGCCTGTAATGCTTGATGCAGAACCTGCACCACCATTTCCAGCAGCATAAGCACTGCCATCACCACCAACAGCAGATGCACCACCACCGCCTCCGCCTCCTCCAAAATAAGCACCACTACCTGTTCCTCCATTATTTCCTTGACCTGGAGTGCCTGATCCAAAAGTTCCGCCGCTATATCCACACCCACCCCCCGATCCACCATTTGCACCGCTAGTTCCTGAAGTAGCACCGCCACCGCCGCCACCTATTGATGTTACTGTAGATATTGTGCCCCCACTTAATACCGAATTTGAACCTGAAGCACCTAAATTACTTGTTGATCCAGCACCACCAGCACCTACAGTAGCTGTATAAACAGTTCCGCCAGTTAATGTAGCAGTTCCTGTTAAATAACCACCAGCACCGCCGCCGCCACCAACATATCCACCTTGACCTCCTCCTGAGCCTCCACCAGCTACAACAAGATAAGATGCTGTATAAGTTTGAGTAAAAGGAGGATTAGCGCCATAAACATTACTAGAAGCAAGCCAGCCTTGTGTTGCGTCAATATAAGTAAATGTAATACCTTGTCTATTTGTAGCTAATATAGCACTCGCACCAAAACCATTAATCTTAGATCCATTTCCAGACACAGTTATATTATTAGTAGCTGCAGTTCCTGCATAGTCAACAATAACTACAAACTGACCACGTGTTGGTGTTGCTGGTAGGGTTACTGTAAACGCTGCTGACGTTGTATTACAAAAGTATCCACCGTAAGCTACAGCAGTAAAGCCAGTAGTCTGTACGGTAGTATTCCATGCTATTTGGCCAGGTAGAGCTGTTGTAGATGTTGATAATATTGCAGTACCTGTTTCTGCGGGCCATGTGAGTGTGTTAGTCCCTGCAATCGCTGGACCTTGTACTGTTATGACACCAGATGTGTCCCCTGCTATATCAAATCTAGCCATTATGCTGTGTAAGTTCCTGAACCAGCCGTGGTCCACTTAATAATCGTATTAGAACCAGAGGTTGTAATTGTAGGTGAGCCTGTTGTCGTACCAGAGTAATTAGCTGTTGGGACTGATAAGATTACAACACCAGAACTACCTGCAGCTCCATTACCACTAAAGGAATTACCTCCGCCTCCGCCACCAGTATTTGTTACACCTGAAGTTGGTGCTGCAGGATTAGTTCCGCCATTACCACCAGATACACCAGGCGTACCAGGACCCCCTGTACCTGCAGTTACTTGTCCAGAACCCCCACCGCCACCAGCATAAGTTACACTTGATCCAGTAATAGACGATGCAGAGCCATTTCCACCATTAGCTCCTACTGTTGACTGTGGTGTTGATGCTCCTACTCCTCCAGCGCCACCGCCTCCACCAGCACCAGCTTGTGATCCTGGTCCAACAGTATAAGTTCCTGTTCCTCCAGCACTACCTTGTCCTGGAGTTCCTGATGCGCCAGCTGCTAGTCCTGCTGGTCCAGGATTGTATCCACCGCCACCGCCTCCAGAACCTCCAGAAACTGCACCAGAAGGACCATTAGTACCACCTCCACCACCTCCTACAGCAGCTGTTATACCTGTAAATGTAGAATTAGAACCAGAAGATCCTGCGACTGTATATGGACCTCCAGCACCACCGCCACCTACTACAGCAGTATATACTGTACCTACAGTTAAACTTGTTGTTCCAGTTAATAGCCCACCAGCGCCGCCGCCGCCGCCATAATAATATCCACCACCACCACCACCACCTGCTAAAATTAAATATGAAGCTGTATATGGCACTTGTGGTATAGGAGCAGTTGTAGAATAAACATCAGCGTAAGCTAACCAGCCTTGAGTTGAATCTACATAAACTAAATTAATGGCTTCTCTATTTGTTTGAATTAATACACTCGTTGTACTACCTTGAATCTTGTTTCCGTTTGCATTGATTGTTATATTATTTGTAGCGGCTGTACCTGCGTAGTCCACAATAGAAATTAAGTTACCTGCTGTTGGGCTTGCTGGTAATGTTACGGTGAGAGCACCGCTTGTTGTGTTCATTGGGTAGCCTGTACCTGCGACTGCTGGGCTCACACTTGATGTTTGTACTGTTGTCCAGTTGATTGTATTAGGTATACCTGATGTTGACGCTGTAGTGATTACGGTACCAGTAGACGCTGGAAGCGTGATTGTATTCGTCCCTGCGACAGCAGGCACTGTGAGTGTTAAGGTACCTGATGTATCTCCGTTAAGTAAAATGCTTGACATAGTTTATCCTTGATTATCTGCTGGTTCTGGCGTATTGCCTTCGCTTACCCATTTTAGGTAGGCTTGGTCATTTTCTGTGCAAGTTAGATAGCATTTACCATCATCTTCTATACGAGCATAAATTTTAATGCCTTGATTGTTTGTGTGTAATAATTTATAAATCATAGTTCAGCACTCCATCCAAGATAAGCTGTTGCATTTAATGCCACTCCGAAAGTAGCATTTCCTGCAACTAAACCACTTGCTACTGTAAATACAGTCTCTGCCATCCATGAAGTACCATTGTTAATAATTGGAACAGCACTACAAGTTACTCCAGAAGCTGTAGAATTCATTACTGCATAATGAGCTGCAGTACCATTTTGTTCTAAAGCTGTTGGTGCAATTCTCATAGGAACTGGAAATTGACTTGCTGTAACTGCATTTACTGTGCTATATGCTTGCCCACCTCCAAATCTTATACCGACAACACCAGCAGTTTGTCTATAATAATACCTCTGACAATTAGCCAATTCCTGATTATAAAGTCTGCGTTCAAACGGTGTTGCTGTTGAGCCTACTTCTAGTTGGACACCTGTGATGTAGAAGGTTGAAGCATTATTAGCTACTATTTGAGTTTCACCTGTTACAGATGTTTTATTACTAGCTACCCAAGCACCAGCAGTTCCTTGATAACTTGTACCAGAACCCATACTAAAATTTAAACATAAACCTGTACTATTAGTTGTACCCCAAGTTCCAGTAGTATCACCTGTAATAGTTACAGTTTTTTGCTCCCAAGTATTTGCAACAGAAATTGTAAAACTAAAAGGATAACTTCTTGTTGGAGTGTTTAACGTTAATTGATTAGCTATTGAGCCTCCAAAAGTACCAGTTAAAGAACTTCTAACCCAAAATGATATTGTTATTGTTTGAGCAGATGCAGTTCCATACATTAAATCAGATACATTAAATCCTTCAATTAATTGTCCTATAGTGTAATTATCTCCAGCACCTATTGAATAAGCTGATGAAGAAGTTACCCCTAAATAATATTTATATCCAGTAGGAGGAGTAACTGCCGCAGCATTTTGCTGAACAGTAAATTTGCTTGTAACACCACCTGTAGTAAACCATCTATCTAAAGAATAACCTTGATTAACAGGTTGTGTATAACTAGCACCCGCATTTCTCTGATCCACAACCATTGCACCATTTATAATACGGTTCTTTAGCACATAAGGTGATGCGGCAGCTGTTTGAGAGCTTGAGTCAGAAAATACTACTCCGTTAGAACCTAAGTTTAATCCTGTAGATTGTATTGTAGCAACAGTAGTACCTGCAGCTTGAAGTTGTAATACACCACTACTATCCGCAGTAGTGATTACTCCGCCTGCTCCTGTTGTAATTGCATTTATCGTTGATGCCATTTGATTCTCCTATAAGACTAACCAACGGCTACCACTTGGCACCGTTATTGCAACACCACCATTAATAGTTACAGGGCCTACTGATGATGCGTTATAACCAGTGGGAACTGTGTAACTAGCAGCGACTGTTGCGTTGTTAACAATTAAACCATTACTTGCTTCAATTTCTTTTGCGCGCAATGCGCCGTTTGATGGTTGATATAAGTAATTTGAATTTGATGTGTAGATTGTACTTGGTGTGCCAGTTGTTGCTGCGGCGAACAATGGATACAATGTAGATGCTGTTGATGTATCGTTTGATATTGATGCACCAGAAGCTAATGTTTGGAATGTAGGTAATGCACTAGCGCCGTTAGATACTAAAACTTGGCCACTTGTACCTACTGAAACAACTGATTGAACAGCACCAGTTGATGTTGTACCGCCAGTTAAAACACCGTATGCAGTGAATGTAGTAGCACCTGTACCGCCACTTGGTACACCTAATGTGCCTGCTAATGTAATAGCACCAGTAGTAGATGTATTTGGTGTTAAGCCACTTAATGAGGTTTGGAATGATGTTACACCACCAGTGGATGCGGCCCATGTTGGCACACCTGCTGTTAATGTTAGAACATAACCATTAGAACCTACGCCTAATTTAGATAATGTATTTGTAGCTGATGCATAAATAATGTCACCAGTAGTATATGTTGAGAAACTTGTACCGCCTGAAGCTGCTGGCAATGTGCCTGTAGTCAATGAACTTGTCGATGTTGCATAAACTGCACCACCTGATGTAAATGATGTTAAGGCAGTTCCACCATTAGCAGTTGCTAAAGTTCCTGCAACACTTACAGCGCCTGTAGTTGCAGTACTTGGCGTTAACCCAGTAGAACCAAAACTAATTGAGCTTACGTTTGTGGTAGAAGCGTTAGAAGCTAAAAGCTTAACAGCGTTGGTGTTGTCTTTATAATATAGCTTTCCGTCTGTAATATTAATAGCCAATTCGCCCGCAAGCAGATTTCCCGCCGAGGGTTGATTGGTAGCCGTTGAGCTATAATAAAGTTGAATGGGGGTATAACCTGTAGCTGCCATAATTAAGTCCTTTTGTGCCTAAATTCTAACATATCAATTAAAAAGTTCCACCTGAAATACCTGACCAAGTAGGGGTTGATGAGCCTGCTGATGTTAATACTTGTCCTGCAGTTCCATTAGCAATAAATGCTGTAGCGCCTGATCCTGATTGGTACGGAATTTGGCTAGCTACACCACCTGCTAAGTTTGTTGCTGTGCCTACTGCTAAAGTACTTTGAGCTACATAAGTGGGAGCTGAAGCGCCTGCTGTAAGTACATAACCGCTTGTAGCAAGTGCAAGTCTTGTTAGAGCTGTACCTGATGCATAGTATGTTAAGTCACCTGCAGAAAATGTTGTAAGTCCTGTACCGCCAGCGGTTGTAGGTAATGTTCCTGTGGTTAATGCGGATGTTGATGTTGCATACATTGCACCACCAGAAGTAAATGTTGTTAAATTAGTACCGCCGTTTGCTGTTGCTAAAGTACCAGCTAAAGTAATTGCACCCGTAGTAGCTGAATTAGGTGTAAGTCCTGTAGTTCCAGCGCTAAATGTTGTGACACCAGTTGCAGGGGCTGCTTGCCATGTAGGAATACCACCTGATATAGTAAGTAGATAACCATTAGAGCCAGCATTGATAAATCCTGTAGCACCAGATCCTGTTTGATAAACAAGTGCGTTAGCAGAGCCTCCAGCTAC